GTTAGTTCCGACGGCCCGCTTTTTCTGTTGAGAACAGCTGGCCATCATGTGACCGTTAGCGCGATTGGTCAAAAGGGCCCCTACCCCAGCACCTATACCAAGCCGGCCTGTCACATAGATTCTGTCACGCGTAGATTGTGACAAGCAAATGTGACACGTGGCCAACAGCGAGCTGCTATCTATTCGTGATGCTGCGGCAGTGCTGGGGCTAACGAGCAGGAATCAGGTTTACAGGGCGATCGAGAACGGCTTTCTCGAAGAGGTGCTGGTAAACGGCGTGCGCCACGTGCCACGGGAAGGGCTCCATGAGGCGTGGGCGAAGGTGCCCAAGACAAAGAGCAAGCATGGCAGCCGCAAGGCGCCCGTAGAGGCGGCACAGAAGCCGCTACGGCCGGCGAAGGAACGGATGGCAGCGAAGACGGACGCGGCTCAGTCCGAGAGGCGCCCTGCTGACCCTGATGGCGAGACCCCAGACTTCAACACCGAAAGAGCCTGGACCGAATACGAAAAGAAACTCAAGCTGCAGGTAGAGCGTGAGCTGCTGGAGGGAAAACTGGTCTACCGCGAAGATTATGAGCAGGCACGGAAAGCAGTTGCATTAACTTTGCAGGATCAAGCATTAAGCCTGCCGCAGCAGATTAAAAATCAGATTCCACATCTTACAGTGGAAGAACAAGATATTATCTCAAGGCTGGTGAATCAGTTTCTGCAGAACGTAGCAGATTGGCAATTCACCGATGAAGAGGTGGCGGTATGATCTGCCGCGATCGAATCAGCATGGCGCGGAGCTTGGCGGAATGCTTTAGGCCGCGGCCGATGTTAAGCGGCGTTGAGTATGCGGACACATACGGCTATGTTACGGGCAATGCGGCGAGCAAGGGTAAATGGATAACTAGACCATACCAGCGAGATTGGTTCTACGGGTTTACAAGCCCCTATGTAGAAATTGAAGTTTGCATGAAGTCTGCCCGTGTCGGCTGGTCAGAATGCGTAAAAATCGGCGCAGTGCAGTATTACTCGCACTGGAAGCCAAGCAAGATAATGATTGTCCAGCCTGTTCAGAACGATGCAGAGGAGTACAGCAAAGAAGACATTTCAGACTTGTTCAGAGATTCGCCGTGCCTTAAAGGATTGCTGGCTGAGTCAAAGGCTAGGGGCACGGCAACCAATACGATCCTGTTGAAGAAGCTGACCAATGGCGGGCTGATTGATATTGTCAGCGCCGCAAGCGGCAAGGGCTTTAGGCGCAAAGAGCGAACGGTTGTGATTTTTGAGGAGCCGTCAGCGTATGACGCGATCGATGAAGGCGATCAAATCAAGCTCGGCATGAATCGCTCCGCCACCACCTGGAACCGTAAGGCGATCATCGGCGGCACGCCAATCTACCCTGACGACAAAACGCACCAATGGTTTAAGAAAGGCGATCAGCAATACCGCTATCTGCCGTGTCCACATTGTGGCGAATACCAAGTGCTCCGATGGGAGCAGATGCGAAAGGAAGGCGACGATGCTGGAAAGTATGAATGCGAAAACTGCCACGAGCTGATCAATTACGCCAGCCTGCGATGGATGGACGAGCGCGGCGGCTGGGCCTGTCCGCTGGGTCTTGACCGTAGCCAGCAGATCCTTAAGGACGGCTATCCTCGTGTTAGGAGTCGGCATATCTGGGCGGCGTATAGCTATCACGCTGGGGCCGAATGGAGCAATTTGATAGGTGAATATCAAGAAGCGCTAGAGGCAATGCGCAGGGGTGACAATGATCTAATGCAAACGTTCCATAACACCGTTTTAGGGATTCCCTGGGAAGACACAATTACTGGAAAGCTGAATGTAGAAGGGCTGTCACAGCGCCGGCGGGATGCAGCCGCTGGCAATGGATACCCAGTGGGAGTCGTGCCTAATGGCGTGCTAGTGCTGACCGCTGGCGTTGACGTGCAGGGCGGCGGCGGCGCGATAGCCGAAAGGCTGGTCGTGACGATATGGGGATGGGGCCGTGGCGAGGAAGGGTGGCATCTGGGGCACTTTGAGATTGATGGCGACCCGCAGCAATTTGAGACGCTGAATCAGTTGGATGCCGTTCTGGAAACGAAGTGGAAGCGGCAGGATGGCGCAGAGCTGCAGATTGCACTGGGCGGCATTGATGACGGCGGGTACGCAACGCATGAGGTGCGCGACTGGTGCCGCGCAAGAGTCGGCAAATGGGTTCCAATGAAAGGATCGGAAAGCAAAGGAAAGCCACTGATCGGCAAGGGTGTGCCTGTGAACATCAACCGAAAAAATCAGAGCGTGATTAAAAAAGGCGTGCTGATGTATCCAGTTGGATACGAGACAAGCATTCAGCACCTGCAGGGTCGGTTGCGGCAGGAAAACCCTGGACCTGGGTACCTGCACTTTGGAGAGGCCTCTACCGATCAGTTCCTGGCCGAGCTGTTTCCGTGGAAGAAGATGCCCAAGAAAGGCGCCGGCAGGCGGGAGTACAAGTGGGACAAGCCAACCGGCAGCCGTGACGAGGGCGGCGACTGCACCCGAATGGCCTACGCCGCCCTGCAGCTGGTGAGCCGCCGCTACAACCGGGCGACGATGTGGGACCAGCTGGAGGCCCAACTGGCGGCGTCAGTAGCCTTAGACCAGCAGCCCGCGCCGCGTGCCCGGCGCCGAAACTTCAGCCTGAGGTACTGACGATCGCATGAACCCAGCCGATCTCTACCAAGGCGACCGGGTGACGTGGCTTGAGGCCAGCGCACCGGCTGAGGCAACTGCCCTCAAGGTCTGGCTGCGGAGCACCACGGCGGGCGCTGGGCTGGAGATCAACGGCACCGCCGCTGATGATGGATGGGAAGTGGTGATCAGCCAGCAGGCCACCTCTGCAATGGCGCCCGGCGCGTGGGAGCTGCAGGTTGTCGCAACGGTTGACGGTGCGCCTGTGACCGTGCGACGCGGCAGCCTGACAGTGCGGCGCGGCCTGGCTTTCACTGGTACGCCTGGGACGTTTGACGATCGCAGCCAGGCGGAGAAGGATCTGGCGGATGTTGAAGCCGCAATTCGCGCCCTCTCTACCGGTGCTCAGGAGTATCAGATCGGCAGCTTGGGCAATGGCGGCCGCAAGGTGGTCCGCGCCGACCTGGCAGAGCTGATCAAATGGCGTGACAGGCTGGCCGCGCAAGTGGCCCAGCAGAAACGAGCCCAGGCCCTGGCAAGTGGCACGGCCACTAGCCGCAAAATCCGCGTCGCCTTCCGATGAGCATGTTCAGCCGCGCCCGGCGATTGATGAACCGCATTTGGCAGGCCGGCCCGGGCCCTCGCGCCAGGCGGCTGCGGGCGCACGGGCTATCCCAGCACCTAGGCGGCCGGCTGCTGGGCGATATGCCAGCGGTCTACCTCGACCCGCAAGCAATGCTGCGCGGCGGGCTGAAGGAGATTCGGGCGAAGAGCCGCTATCAGGCGCTGCTGAATCCCTACGCCAGGCGTGCGATTCGGAGCCTGCAGATCAACATCGTTGGCGCCCGTGGCGTGCAGATGCGCGGGCAGATCCCCCTAGGCGGCCGGAGCAACCCCGCTGCCGGGCGAGCTCGCGCAGAGTCTTCCCAGCAGATTGCGGCGCTGCTCTCCCGTGGCCGCACCGGCGGAGAGCTTAACGCGGCGCTGGATCGGCTGATCCTGGCGCAGACCGCAATCGAGCGGGACGAAGAGCGAAACCAGATCCTGGAGGCGAAGTGGCGGCAGTTCTGCAGACCTGACAACTTCGACCTGCCCGGGCGCTACTCGTTCCACCAGTACGAGCTGATGATCGCCGGTGCCTTCGGCTCCCATGGCGGAGCGATGGTGCGGATCATCCGCGAATCGGCCACAGGCAACCCGAACGCTGAGCAGCTGTGCTTCGAGCTGCTGAGCACTGACCAGCTGGATGAGGACTACAGCGGAGGGTCTGACCGGCCTGGCCACTTCTGGCGGATGGGCGTTGAGACCAACGACCGCCGGGGAGGCCGGGTGACGCGCTATGCGGTGCTGCGCCGGCACCCCGGAAACATGGATCCGGGCGATCCGCGAAGCATGGAGCCGAAGCACATCTTCGTGGATGCGCGGGACCTGATCCACATCTTCATCCCGGAGGAAATCGGGCAGCTGCGTGAGATCCCCCACCTGGCGCCGGTACTGACCACGATCCACAACCTGAACGAATACGAGAAATCACACTGGACCCGCAAGAGAATTGCGAACAACATCCTGGGATTCATCGAGAAGAAGCAGCCCGATGATGCGCCCCCCAACTCATCCCTGGTTGACGAAAAATCCCAGGCCACCGGCGAGGTGCTGTCGAACTCATCGCCTGGCGAGTGGATTGAGCTGTTCCCCGATGAGCACCCCGTACCACCCCAACTGGGCCCGGACGACAACCAGTACGAGACGGTGCTCAAGACCATGCTGCGCCGGTTTTCGACGGGCTTCACCGCCAGCTACTCAGCGATCAGCGGTGATCACTCCGACGCCAACTACAGCTCAATGAGGGAAGAGAAGCTGGAGATCCGCGACTGGTACAGGGTTGTGCAGTCGATCTTCATCCAGCAGTTCCACCAGAGAGTGTTCGAGGAATGGGTTGACGCTGCCACGTTGGCGGGCGTGCTGCCGGTGGAACTGTTCGCCAACTACTGGAACGAGCCAGAGCTTTACACGTCTCCACGGTGGCAGGCCCGGACATGGAGCTGGGTGGACCCGGCCAAGGAAATGAACGCCTACAAGGATGCCCAGGAGATGGGCTTGCAAAGCACGTCCGATCAGATGGCAGAGCTCTACGGCACCGATCTGGAGCACACCTGGGCGCAGATCGCCTACGAGGTGGCATTGCGCCGGCGGCTGGGGCTGCCACAACCTGCCGCGTCGCAACCGGCACTGGCACCGCAGCCAGAGGCCACCCCTGACGGTCCATAGCCTGAGGCTAGAAACTGCTCAGGTTGTATGTCTGGCGTGATGATCAAGGCTGCAGCCGATGGGGCCGCCTTGGAGCTGGCCCTGATCGGCGAGGTTGGCTGGGAGATCAACGCATCGGTGCTGCAGCGGGCACTGGTGGGCAGGACCGAAGACCTGACGATCAACCTATTCAGCTATGGCGGTGATGCGATCGAAGGCCTAGCCATCTATTCGATGCTGGCGAGGTATCCCGGCAAGAAACGGATGGTGATCGACGGCGTAGCCGCGTCGGCTGCATCGGTGATTGCCATGGCAGGCGATGAGATCGTGATGCCCGAGTCGTCATTCCTGATGATCCATGAGGCATGGGGCCTCGCGATCGGCGGATCCGGTGATCTGCGCCAGCAGGCCGACCTGATCGACCGCATCAGCACCGCCTACCGCCAGGCCTACTCCGCCAGGTCTGGAATGAGTGATGAGGACGTGGCGTCGCTGATGGCCGCCGAGTCATGGCTGACTGCCGCCGAGGCGGTGGAGTTCGGGTTCGCTACCGAGGCGGCGCCAGCCCGCGAGATCCGCAGCGCTGCTGTCCCTCGCGGCCGGTTCGCCAAGGTGCCGCAAGCGCTGGCGTCGCTGGTGGAGTTTGTAGAGCCGAGCCGCCCGAAAGCACAGGCGGCCACTGTGCCGGTTGAAGCCGCAAGCGATCAGCAGAGCAAAGATCCTCCTGCAGCCGCTAATGAAAGCGAGACTGATGAGCAAGTGCAGGAGGTCCATAGCCTGAGCTCAGGTACGCAACCTGCACCTGTCCCCATGACGATCACCAACAACGAAGCGGCGGACCGGGAGGCAGCCGCTATTCAAGCGGAGCGCGACCGGGCCCGCACCATCCGCAATATGTGCGAGCAGTCCGGCGCTGGCATTGAAAAGGCCGAGGAGTACATCAACTCTGGCACTGATGTCGGCAAGGTCCGCGAGGAGCTGTTCGCCCTTGTCACTGGCAAGGAAAAGCGCAGCATCACCAGCCGCCTTCAAGATTCCGGCGATGGCCTGCTCGGAATGAGCGATCAGGAAATCAAGAGCTACAACATCCTGAACGCCATCCGCCACTTCTCCGACCCGACCGATGTGCGCCTCCGCGAGGCCGCCGGGCTGGAACTGGAGGCGTCCGCTGCTGCAGTGAGGCAGTCCGGCCGCGAGCTGCAAGGCTCGTTCCGCATTCCTGCAGACGTGATGATCGCCCAGATCCCTGGGATGGGCGCTGGCCGCAAGGGTATTCGGGCCGATCAAACCGCTGGCGGTTTCACCACTGGCGGCGCACTGATTGACACCGATCTGCTGGTCGGCTCGATGATTGAGCTGATCTACAACCGCCTGTCCATCACCGCTGCTGGCGCCACTGTGCTGAGCGGCTTGGTGGGCGACATCGACATCCCCAAGGAAACCGCAGGCCCCACCCATTACTGGGTTGGCGAAGGCCAAGCCCCGGATGCGTCGGAGATCCTGGTTGGCCAGCTCAGCCTGACGCCCAAGACCGTGGGCGCCAAAACCGTGCTCACCCGCCGGTTCATTGGTCAGACCTCGTTCTCCGCCGAAGCCTGGGTCCGCAGCCACCTGAGCCGCAAGGTGGCCCTTGGTATTGACAAAGACTTCCTGTATTCCACCGGCGGATCGAAGCGCCCCCTGGGCCTCCGTTACACCGATGGCGTGAAGACTGAAACGCTCACTGGCGGTCAAACCAAGACCATCAACGGCACCAGCTACAACTTCGGCACCTTCCTCAACCTGGTTGAGATGGAAACGAAGGTGAGCCTGGCGAACCTGGATGTGCCCAGCATGGTCTACATGGTGAACGCCCACGCCAGGGGCGTTTACAAGACCACCCTGGAGAATGCTCAGAGCGACTTCTACATCCTGCGGAACAACGAGATCAACGGCTATCCGGCCCTGATGTCTAACCAGCTAGAGGTGAACAACAGCCTCTTCGGCGATATGTCGCAGATCCTGCTGGCGTTCTGGAGCGGTCAAGACATCGGCGTGAATCCTTACAAGTACCAGGATTCGGGCAGCGTCGAGATCAGCATCCTTCAGGATTGCGATTTTGGCGTTCGCTACCCCGAGGCCTTCGTGTTCGGTATCTGATCATGCAAGTCGAGATGCTTGATTCAATGGTGATCAATCGCCAAGATCGCAAGATCGGCGAAGTGGTCACTGTTGACAACGATCTAGGCCTTCACATGATCCGCAACGGCTGGGCGGCTGAGCACGTCGCTCCCGCCCCAGCCGCCGAGCCCGAAGACGAATCCCCCCGCCGTGGCGGAAAACGGCGCACCACCTACAACAATCCCGAGCTCAGCACGAGCACCCAGCCCCCCACGGAGGATCCCTGACCATGGCTATCAGACAACGCAACTTGGAGGCGCTGCACAGCGTCAAAATTCTGGCCCCTACGACCGTATCGGCCGCCAATGACACTACCGCCATTGACTGCTCTGCATTTGATGGCGATGTGTGCCTGATCCTCACCGCACCTGCCAGCGCGTCTGGCAGCGCCATGAAGGTGAAGGTGCAGGCCGGCAGCGCATCCGATGGCAGCGATGCCGTGGATGTAACCGGCGGGGCATTCCCCGACCTGGCCACTGTCGCCTATCACCAGCGGCTGGCACTGTCCAAGGATGATCTCCCGGCCTATTTGCGCCTGCGGTTTTTCGATGAAACCGGCACCTACAGCGCTGCCGTGAGCTGCGTTGCCGTGGGCATCAAGAAGTACCGTCCCTGACCATGATCCAGGAGGTCCCCGATGATTTCCTGTTGTCTGACTTCGGCTCCAGCGTTACTGCTGGGGCCGTTGTTGGTTTGGGCTTCAAGGATGAGATCAGTAATTTTGTGCTCGATGATCGGGTGATCTCGATCGACTGCACGCTGACCGTCCGAACTGACCTGTTTGGTGGGCTGCAGTATCGCGACCTGGTGGAGCATGGCGGGCAGACCTATCGACTGTTGCATGAGCCATTACGGCAGGCTGACGGGCGGTTCTGCGTGATGCTGCTGGAGAAGGTGGAGGCGGTCTTTACAGTGTATTTGGAAGGCGTCTTTGAGGCCGGGGTTTTCGTATGACGCTGAACCTAATCCGGCGACTGGTCAAGGGCACGCCGCTGACAGCGGCGGAGCATGACGGCAACCTGGACAAGCTGGAAGACGCGATTGAGGATCGCGCAGTCGCTGATGATCTTGGCACCGCCGCCGCACTGGACGTTGGCGCCGGCGCGGGCAACGTGGTGCGGCTTGATAGCAGCGCTCGCCTGCCCGCCGTTAACGCCTCGCTGCTGACTAACCTGCCAGCATCAGCCCCCACAGCGCACAAGAGCAGCCACGCGGTTGGCGGCACCGATGCGCTGACGCCTAGCGATATTGGCGCCGCAACGGCTGCGCAGGGGGCCTTGGCGGCGACGGCAGTGCAGCCTGGCATCTTGGCCACGGTGGCTACCAGCGGCGCCTACGGCGATCTAAGCGGGCGCCCCGCCCTAGGCACAGCAGCGGCGGCCAGCACGGGCGACTTCGCGACAGCTGCCCAAGGCGTCACGAACGGCAACAGTCATGACCACAGCGGCGGGGACGGGGCGCAGATCGCCTACGGCAGCCTGTCGGGGCTGCCGTCGATTCCCGCCCCTGCTGACGCTGCCCCTGCCGCACTGGGAGCCACTGCAGCGGTCGGTGCCAGCACGGAGTACGCCCGCGAGGATCATGTCCACGCCCTACCCCCCGTAGTCTCCACGACTACTGCGGGATTGCAGCCAGCAACCGGCTTCGGCACGATCACCTACGCCGCCACGGTGAATCTCGACCTGGCGGCGCTGGACGGGCAGGTGAACACGATCACGCTCACCGGCCCACTGGAGCTGACCACCAGCAACCTGGCGAACGGGCGCAGCACGGGCCTGCGGCTGATCCCCGGCGCCAGCAGCAGGACGCTGATTTTCCCTGTCGATTGGGTGTTCGTTTCGGCCAAACCCGCCAGTATCCCGGCCAACAAGGTCGCCCGGCTCAGCATCGAGTGCCACGGCACCACCAACGCAGACGTTGTGGCCGCCATCGCTATCCAGCCATGAGCGATCTAATCCGCCTGAACCCAACCCGCTGGCCGTATTCGCTGGGCCAGCTGCGCGCCGATGAGCCGAGCCGGTCGTTCTCCGCAAGCCCGAGCAGCCGCGAGCTGGAGCATTACGACGTGTTCCGCGTGGTGCCCCAGCCCCGGCCCAGCCACAGCCCCGCCACCCACCGCGTGGTGGAGGCCGAGCCCGTGGAGGCCGATGGCCAGTGGCTGCAGCAATGGGAGCTGGTAGAGCTGACGGACGCTGAGCGAGAGGCGTATTACAGGGCCACGCACCCGCCTCGGTGGATCGAGTTCAACAATGCCCTGCCGGTGGAGGTGGATCAGTTGCTGGCCACTGCGCAGGCGGCCTCGCCACGTCTGGCGCTGGCGCTGGGCGTGGGCCTCGGGAAGGCCGCCGATGGCGACAGTAGGGTGTTCCTGAGTGCCTGGCAGACCGCTCGCGGCCTGGGCCTGATCCCGCCGGAGCTGGTGCAAGGGCTGCAGGATCTCGCCACGCATTTCGACCTGCCCGCCGAGTTCGTGGCGGGCCTGGCGGGCCCTCGACAGCTCTGGGATTGGCCGGAGAATCCGGCGCGGGGGGATGAATGGACCGGGCCTGATGGAAGTGAGTGGGTGTGGGATCAGCCTCGCGCTGAGGATGGCACCTACCTAGCGGATGATCCGGCAACTGAAGTAATTGAATCAGCGCTGCAGTGGCTGCTGGTGGAGGTGGTGTGATGCTGGGGCTGAATGATGTGGCGTTTTTGGGGAGCCTGGCGCCGGCTGGTGCCTACGACCCCGACGCGCAGGCGTACATCACTGCTGTGGAGGCTGCTGATACTCAGGCGCTGGAAGTTGGCGTGAAGGATGCGATCAATGCGTTTGTGGTGGGCTGCAAGGCGGACGGCATCTGGAGCGCTATTAAGGCGAGCTGCATCATGGCCGGTGCCCGCACGCTGGCCGGTGCGCTGGTGCCGCTGGTGGGGGCGGCGCCGACGAACTTTGGTTTTCAGGAAGGGGATTACAGCCGGAGGACGGGACTGAAGGGCAATGGGAGCACGAAGTATTTAAATAGCAATAGGGGCAACAACGCAGATCCGCAAGATTTTAAACATCTGTCAATTTACAAAAGTGTCGCTCCTGTCGGAACCAATAACAACACTAAATACATTGGAGCGCAAGCAACTACACCGTTTGCTTCTGAATCTCGAATTGCCGATAATGTCGGCACACTTACCTTTTCGGTAAACAGCGCATCTTTTTCTCCCTCACCATATAATCCTAATCAGCTTGGATTTATGGGTGCATCCAGGGAATCTTCATTAAGTTTTAATTACAGAGCAAATAACGTAACTACGCTAAGTCCTTTAGCCAGCAATGCTAACATTAACTTGAATATTTTTGTTTTTGGCAGAAATCTAAATGGCGCAATTAATCAGCCAACAGACGCCCGCCTAGCCTTCTACAGCATAGGCGAAGCCTTGGACCTCGCCCTGCTGGATGCCCGAGTGACCGCGCTGATCAACGCCATTCAGGCGGAAATCCCCGCTTTCGACTTCCTCGACCCCGCCAACTTGGGCCAGCCCGTTGGCGGGGGATATTTCGGCGGCCTGATCAGCCATACGGCTGACGGCAACCCGACCCATGCGCTCATCGTGGCTCCAGCCGCGACCGGTGCGACGGGCACTGGCTACACGTTGACCACCAACCTGGCGTGGAAGACCTCTGATACCGCAACAACCGGCACCACCAGTTTGTTTGATGGCGTGGCCAATACGGCTGCGATGGTTGCAGCGGGGATCGCGAATCATCCCGCCGCACAGTTCTGCACTGGGCTGACTATCGGCGCATTCAACGATTGGTATCTACCCAGCCAACTCGAAAAGGACATCGTTTATTTCAATCTCAAGCCCACAACTACCTCTAACGCTACTGGCACGGGCACCAACGCCTATGCGGTGCCACCGCGCACGGCAAACTTCACGGCGGGGAATCCTGCTCAAACTACGGTGGCAGCATTCCAGGCTGGTGGCGCGGAGGCATTCGCAGCCGCCAACCACTGGGCAAGCAACGAGGTAACCGCTGCGAATGGTAGGCGGATTACCTATAACAACGGTGCGATTAGCGCGGCGGCCAAGAGCACACTTAACCCCGTGCGCGCTTTCAGGCGCATTGCCTTATGAGCAGCCTCCGCGAACAGATCCTCGAACGTATCCGCACCGTGACCCTCCCTGGCACGGTGCAGGTTGGCAATCGGATTTTCCGCAGCCGTGCGCAGGCGTATAGCAAGAACGAAGCACCAGCGATCAACATTTCCCCCGGCGAGGACAACCCGGTGAACGCCCCGCGCACGACCGGCGCCAGCCTGGGCAGGCTTGATCAGGCGCTGCCGGTGTTGGTCGAGATCTACGTGCGCGCCGACGTGCCCGACCAGCTGGCCGATCCCATCGGCGTTGACGTGCACGCCCGGATGATGGCCGATCGCACCATGGGCGGCCTGGCGCACGACGTGCAGCCCGATGGCTGGCGGCCTGAATGGGACCAGGCGGACGGCTCCGCCGGATGGATGCAGCACCGGTTCCTGATCAGATACCGCACCCGAGACGACGCGATCGATCAGTTGCCCTGAGCCGGCCTCCGTAGCCTGAGGTTAGGACGCTCAGCCCCCACCTATGGCGGAACAATTCGAGCACCACGGCGAGTCTGGCGAGTATGTGATGCTCCCCAGCGGCCAGATGGTGCCTGCTGCTGACTACCAGCCGCCCAAGCCGCCTGAGCCCACCAAGCCCGCCCAACCCAGCAAGGCCAAGGACTGATGACCGCCCTCCTGATCCGTAATTCGTTCTTGCTGGCCAAGACCGAAACCGCTTACGGCACCCTGGCCAGTTCAATCGGTGCATCCGATGCAGTGAAGATCACCTCGCTGGAGGTAAACCCGCTAACCGGCACCCGAGTAGAGCGCAGCCTGATCAAAGGCTTCCTCGGCGCCGACCGCCAGCCGCTCACTAATGAGCATGTCGCCGTCACCATTACTTTCGAGTGGGGCGGCTCCGGCGTCGCTGCCACCGCACCCCGGTTCTCTCCGCTGCTGCTCGCGGCCGGCATGAATCTGGCCGCATCAGCCGAGATCACCGGCACGGCCACTGCAGGCGGCGCCAACACCATCACCCTGGCGGACCTGGGCGGCAGCAACCCGGCGACTGACGCCTACGTGGGTTTTCCGATCGAGATCACCAGCGGCGCCAATGCCGGCAACAAGGGCGTGATCGTGGCCCACAACGGCACCACTCGAGAAGTGACGGTGGTGGCGTCCACGGCATCGTTCACCGGCGGCGCGGTGAACTACAAGATCCCCGCGCTGTCGCTGTACCAGCCGATCAGCACTTTCGGCAATGGCAGCAGCTGCACGCTGGTGGCGGTGAAGGATCAGAACGTGCACCGCATCGAAGGCTTCCGCGGCTCCCCGGCGCTCAACTCGCCGCTAAACAGTTACGGCACCTTCACGATCACCGGCATCGGCAGGTACGTCACCCCAACCGCCAAAAGCTCTGAGAGCTTCACCTACGGCAACCAGGCCGAGCCGGTGCCCGTCACCCCGCGTCACACCAAGGCGCTGCGGTTCCAGGGCTACGGGCCCTGCACTGAGGGCTTCACCTTCGACTGGGGCCTCACTACCTCGTTCCGTTCGCTGATCAACTGCGAGCCTCACGCCCGTATCACCGATCGCCCGAACCCCAATGGAACGCTGACGATTGAAAATCCGCCGGTTGCGACCAAGGATTACTTCACTGCTGCTGCTGACAACAGCGGCGCCAGCGATGGCACGTTCGTGGTGCAGCAGGGTACGGTAGCAACGGAAAGCTCCATTTTCTTCTGCCCGAAGGCTGCAATCAGCGGCGATCTGTCGTTCAGCGATTCCGACGGGATCGACATGTTGCAGATCCTGTTTACTGCGCTGCCCAAGACGCAGAACGACGAAACCCGCCTGATCTTTTTCTGATTCGCCATGTTTCACCTGTTTCAGCCCGACCACATCGAATGGCCGGTGAGTGTTGACCTGCCGGCCAAAGGTGGAGTCAAGAAGCCCTACAAGTTCACCGCTCATTTCAGCGTGCTCGATGAGCAGGACGCGCAGGCGCTGCAGGATCAGCACAATCAGATGTTGGTGGCGATGCGTAAGCGCATCGAGGCGCTGCAGGGCTACGCCAAGGATGAAGAGGCCTTACTGAGCGACCCGCTGCCCTGCACCTATCAGGACCTGGCCGATGAGGTGCTCTGCGGCTGGGGTGATGAGGTGGTGGGCGAGGATGGCGAGCCGATTGAGTTCAGCGACGCCACCAAGGCCCAGCTCTACCGGGTGCAGGGCGCCAGTGCTGCGATCTTCAAGGCCTGGCTAGAAAGCCTGGGCCAGCCCTCTGAGAAGTCCGCCGCGAAGGCTGGAGGGTTCCGCGCAAAAAACTGATCGACGCGGCGCGGTTCCTCGCCGCTGCCGCGAAGGGCGACCCAGCCGACGATGGCAAGGATGCGGCTGATGCTGCGGCGGTGTTCGGCCTAGCGGTGCCTGAGGTGGAGCAGCGGCCGGAGACGTTCGGCCTGCTGGCAGAGAACGTGGAGGCGATCGGGTGGTTTATGAAGCTCCAGACCCAGTGGCGGATGGGGATGAATGGCCCTGTGGGGCTGGACTATCAGGCGTTCATCCTGTGGGCCAAGGATGAGGGCGTGAAGCGCCGTGACCGGGTGTGGCTGCTGGAGGATCTGCGGTTGGTGGAGCGGGAGTTTTTGGGGGTGATGAGGGCGGATCCGTAGGCTGATCTCAGGACTGGCAGCCGAATAGAGCATGGCCCGGATGAGCCTGGATACCGCCATCCGGCTCTCAGCCGAGGTGAAGGGCGGCGGGAATATCACGAAGGTGCAGCGGGAGATTCAGAGCCTTGCGGCAAACAGCAAGCTCACCGCGCGCGATTTGGGCACCATGCGCGTTGCAGCGTTGCAGCTGGCGAAAGCCAACGACGGCACTGTATCTGGCATCCGCAGTAGCATTGCGGCGCTGCGCGGGCTGAAGGATCAGGCCAAGATCGGCGGTCAAGAGTTCCGTGCCCTCGGCGCTGACATCCAGAAGCTCGAAGGGAAGCTGCGGGGGCTTGACGGCACGGCAGCGGCGGCGGGTGATTCGCTAGGCCAAAAGCTCGCCACCGGCCTGGCGGCAGCGGGCATCGGCCGGGGCCTGCAGCAGATCACGATGCAGTTCGGTCGCTTCGACGCGGAGGTGCGCAAGGCGGCGGCCATTGAGGGCAGCGCCGGGGCGTTCGGCGTGCTGCAGAAGGAAATCGAGAAGGTCGCTGCTGTGGCGGCCGGCACGCCCACTGAGGTGGCTGCGCTGGCCACGTCGCTGAGCCGGGCGGGATTTACTGCCCAGGAAACCACGCAGTCCCTGGCGGGCATCGTGCGCGGCGCTGAGGCCACGGCGGTGTCGTTCGAGGAGATGGGCAGCATCGCTGCCGACAACATGCGGGCGTTCGGCCTGGAGACCAGCCAGGTCAATCGAGTCGTTGACATCCTCACGCAGGCGGCGAACAAGTCCAACCAGGGAGTGCTGGATGTAGGCGAGGCGATGAAATACAGCGCGCCGGTTGCCAAGACACTGGGTGTCTCAATTGAGGATCTGGCCGCCACCTTGGGCCTGATGGCCAACGCAGGCATCCGCGGCAGCGACGCTGGCACCGGCCTGAGGATGGGACTGTTCAGACTGCAGACCGCAGCCGGCGGCGCCGATGAGGAAATCCAGAGCCTGACCAGAGGCAACAAGCTGCTGGGCAAGGCGATGGACGTACTAGGCGCCCAGATCCTGGACACCCAAGGCAAGCTCAAGCCAATGGATCAGGTGATCCTGGCGCTCAAGGATAGCTTTGCGAAGCTGAGTATCAGCGATCAGGCAATCCTGGCAAAGGCGCTGTTTGGCACAGAGGCCGCCAGCAAGTTCCTCGCAACGATGAACTTCACTGAATCCAAGATTCAGGAGATGTTCGGGTTCGTCCGTAACGCTGGCGGGGTAGCCGAAGAAACCCAGAAAAAGATGCAGGGTTTCAACTACTCCATCGTGGTGGCCGGTGGCAACGTTGAATACCTGGCCAATCAGATCGGCGGGATGATCGGCGCAGCAATGAAGCCGCTGATTGACACGTTCAACATGGCGATCAGCGCAGCGATGAAACTGCCTGATCCGATCAGGAATATCGGCGCTGCTGCCGCTGCCGCCGGGATCAGCACCCTGGGGCTGGTGGTGGCGGTGAATGCGCTGAAGACCGCCCTATCGGTGGTGGGCGGCATCAAGGCTGCCACGGCTGCCCTGACGGGGTACACCGGCGCAGCCACTACCGCCGGCACTGCATCAGCCGCCGCGGCCACCAGTGCCGGCCGACTGCTGACGGTGCTCGGCACGCTGGGCAAGATCGGCCTGATCACGGTCGGCGTGAAGTTCGCGATCGAGGGCCTTGACGAGCTGCTCACCGGACTGGTGGGCGTGCAGGATGCAGAGGCCGCGGCTAAGGCGATGGCCGAGCGTCGGGGCCTGACCTACACGCCGAGCGCTGCGGTGACGCGCAGGAATCAGGCATCAAGCGCCTACGTGTCCCGCTTTGCCGGGGCCCGCGATGCGGCGTTTGCCCGTGCGCAGCAGATCACAGGCGTGCCGGCCACCGCCGTGCCGCTGCCGGTTGTGCCGGCTGGTGGAGGGGCGGGTGCTGGGGCTGGACGCCAACCCGGCGCGGCTGCCGCCCCTAGGTTTGAGCTCTCCAGCCGCGCCAGGGCATTGATTGCCGCAGCGCAGAAGCTCGGCGTCAGCCCGCTCGACCTGGCGACGATCATCAGCTTTGAGACCGCCGGCACGTTCAGCCCCTCGATCCGTGGCGGCGCTGGCGGCAATTATCAAGGGCTGATCCAGTTCGGCGCGCCTGAACGTCGGCAGTACGGCGTCACTCCCGGCCAGTCGTTCGAGGAGCAGGTAATGGGGCCCGTCGTGCGGTACTTCCAAGACCGCTTCAAGGGTGTGGGCATGAGCACCCAAGGGGCCAGCCTGCTGGACCTCTACACCACTGTACTGGCCGGCAACCCTCGCGCCAACCGCAACGCCCGCGACTCATTCGGCACTAGCGCCGTGAGCGGCGTGCAGCGGATGGAACCGCATCGCCAGAAAGCGCTGAGCACATTCTTTGGTGGCTCAATGGAAAATATTGGGTTTGGCGCTGTCGAACAGGCGCAAGCTCAAGTTGCCGGCTACGAGGAAAGCATGGCCGCAATGGAGCAACTCCAAGAACAGCAAGCCGCCGCACAGAAACAGCTCGAACAGCTCAACGAAGAACGGGCCAAGACCGCCTTGCAGCTTTATAACGAAAGGAGCTTGCTAGGTGCCACAACCGATGAGCAGCGCCGCCGGTTAGAGTTAGAAATTGAGATTGACAATATCACCCAGCAGCATTTTGAGAAGCTGCAGAACCTGAAGGCGATTGAAGAAGAGATCGCCCGACTCGGCGGCGTGGCTGAAACCGCCGCCATCCGCGAAGGACTGGAGCGCGAAAAGGAGCAACAGCTGGCACTGGCTCGGCTCAGGGCAGAACAGGATCTGAACGAGATCCTGGTGGAGCGCCAGCGCATGATGCAAGACCTCACCCGCCAAGCATCTGAGCCGACGGTGTTCAACGTGCTGGAGCAGCAGAAGGCGCAGCTCGATGAGATTCTGCAAAGGTACCCCGCCATCGGTCAGGCGGCTGATGCTGCGGCCACCCTGGCGACCAACGGCATGGCGGAGATGATCGCCGGCACCAAGTCCGCCAAGGAGGTGTTCGCTGACTTCCTGCAGGGCATCGCCAGTGCGCTGATTGACACGGCAAAGAAGATGATCGCCCAGTACATCGCTATCGGCATCGCCCGGATGTTCGCTGGGATCGGTGGATCTGCAGTTGGCGGGTTCTCTGGTTCCTCTGTCGGCCCGTTCGGCGCTGGTGGCATCAGCCCCGCCCTCAGCTTCCCCGCTACCGGCTTCGCCAACGGCGGCATCATGTCCCCATCCGGCCCGCTGCCGCTGAAGGCCTACTCTCGCGGTGGCGTCGCCAGCACCCCCCAGGTGGCCCTATTCGGCGAAGGCTCGATGAATGAGGCCTATGTGCCGCTGCCTGATGGCCGCCGGATCCCCGTGGCGCTGCAGGCCCCGGACGGCAACCGTGGCGATCGGATGCGCGAGCTGATGGGTGCATCACCTGCCGGCAGCAACGCCTCGCCGGTGCTGAG